CCGCGATCGCACCGCTTGCCACGCTGCCCACGGCATCCGTGACCCAGCCGATGGCGCTGCGGATGCCGTTGGCCAGGCCCTGCACGATGTTGGCGCCGAACTCGGTGAACTTGGCCGGCACGTCGAACCCGAACCACTGCAACACCGGCGCGAGTGCGGCGTAGAACAGCCCAGCCGGCGACCAGTTCAGGATCAGCGCGGACACGCCAGCGATGCCGCCGTCGAACGCCGTCTTCACCTGCTGCCACAGCCCCGAGAAGAAGCCACTGATCGGCTCCCAATACTGGTAGATCAGGTAGGCCGCAACGGCAATCGTCGTCACCAGTAGTCCAATCGGGTTCAGCAGCAGCACTCGACCCAGCACCGCCACGGCGCGCATGACCACAGTGAAGGCCACGGCCAAGCCGCGCAGCACGCCCGACAGCACGCCGCCCGTGACGCCGAGCTTGGCGAACAGGATATGCAGCATCGCGTAGGGACCCAGCACGGACGCTACCGCCAACATGGCCGGCCCCAGCACGACCAGCGAGGCCGCCAGCACGCCGACCGAGACGGCCAAGGCCTTGGCGAGCGTCGGGTGGTTCTGCATGAACGTGGTGACGCTCTCGGCGGCCTTGCCGACCAGCTCCAGGCCCCGGGCGTACAGCGGCAGCACCTTCTCGCCCAGCGACTTCTCCAGGTCGTGCACCCGGGCGAGCGTTTCCAGCTCCTTGCCCTGCGACAGCCCGCGCGCGGCGGTGTCGAGCTTGTCGATACCGGACGCGCCTTCGTTCAGGCGCATGTTCTTGTGGATCTGCTCCCGCTGCATGTACATCTGCGCGAACAGGCCCGCCGCCGTGCGGTTCGAAAAGATGCTGCCGATGGCGTCCTCGATCTGCTTGCGGTCGGTGATGCCCTTGGCGGCCAGCGTCGGCAACAGCACCTTCTCCAGCCACGCGAACTGGTTCTGCCGGAACAGGTCCGCGCCCTTGAGCGCGCCCGGGTCCATGAACGACACCTGGCCGGCCTTGTCTTCCTTGACCTTGCTGCGGTCGGCGATCAGGCCAAAGTTGTCCAGGTTGTGCAGCGCCCGCTTCGTCGTCTTGCCTTGGTACAGGTTCTGATAGGCGCTCATCATGGCCGTGCCCACGCGGTTGCCGCCCATCTCCTGCACCAGCGGTTCCAGCGTGTAGTAGAACGCCTTGTCGTCGGCGCCCTTGGCGGCGAGGCCACCGGTCTTGATGACCTGCAACCACTCGTCGGCCTGCACGCGCCCGCCGGTCGCGGTAATGACCTTCTGCACCATGTCGGCCTGCTTCTTGAACTCGGCTTCGCTCGCCAGTCCGCCGCGCAGCTCAATCACCTTGAGCATATCCACGAACTTGCGTTCGTTCTCGGCGCCGTCCGCCTGGCCGAACACGGCCGCATTGGCGAACTTCATCTTGGCGAGTGTCGGCATCACCATTTCGGCGTGGTGCGTGTCCGCAAACACGCTCATGGCGTCGCGCATCAACTCCGCCTTCTCAACCTGGCTGACGCCGTAGGTGTTCATCTGCAGCGCGAACGCCAGCGCTTCCTTGGTCGACTGGTCGCCCAGGCCCAGCGCCCCGATGCGAAGCTTCTCCAGGTCGTAGTGCTTGGCTTCCCCCAGGCCCTTGAGCAACGGTGCGCCGGCCGCCATGCCGGCCGCGGTGGCGCCCGCGCCGGCGGCGGCCACGGTGCCGGCCCGCGCGCGCACCTTGTCCGCCGCCTGGTGCGCGGCGGCCATGCGGCGCTGCTGCGCGGTCACGGCCGCCATGCGCTGGGTCTGCGCCTCCAGCTGTTCGTTGGTGCTGGCGATGCGGCTGCGCAGCGCGCGCTGGTGCTGCGCCAGGTTCTGCGTGCCGATGCCGGCGTCCGCCAGCCGCCCGCGCACCTGGTGCAGCTTTTCGGCCAGCTCCGATTGCCGCACCTTGAGCGCCTGCGCCTCGCGCTTGGCAGCCTCGAAGGCCTTGGTGAGCGCGGCGGATGGTTCCCGGGTTTCCTTGAGCTGGCGGGCCAGCTCGTCCGCCCGCCCGCGCACCGTCTTCAGCTGGTTGCCAGTGATGGCCGCATCGCGCGACAGCTTGCGGAAACTGTCGATGCCGGCCTGTGTGCGCTCCAAGTCCTTGAGCTGCGCGCGCGTGGCCTTCACGGCGCGGGCCAGGTCGTTGTTGGCGCTCATCAGGTTGCGCAGCGGTCGCGTGGCCTTGTCCACGGCGGCCAGCACCACCTCCAGGCGCAGGCGGCGGGCGTCGCTCATTCCTCGGCCCCGCTACGTTCGCGTGCGCGCTCGCGCCACTCCATCAGCTCCACGATACCCATGGCGTACAGCTCCTCCAGGCGGAACGAGAAAATCACGCCGATGTCTGCGGCGGCGTCTTCGACTCGGTCGGGAAGGTGTCCTGCTGCTGCGCCTTCGTCAGCAAAAAACCGGTCACCTCGACGGCCAGTTGGGTCAGGTCGGCCGGGTCCAAGCGGCTCACGTCGGCGGTGGTCAGCGTCGGCGTGGTGATGCGCGGCAGGACCGTGTGCAGCGCGGTCACGTCCATGCGCATCAGATCCATCAGGCTCACGCCGCGCAGCTCGCCGGCGCCGGGCTTGCGCACGGTGATCGTGCCGATCGTCTGCTCCCCGCGCGTGATGGGGGTGTCGAGGGTAACGGTGGCAGTCTGTTTTTCCATGGTGGTCGAAGCAATGAAGAGGGAAGGCCGGCCCGCTCGATGCGGGCCGTGTGGGATCAGAGGCCGATGGCGCGGCGCTGCGCGGCCAGGCGGTCCACCCCAAAAATCGTTTCGATGAAGTTGATGTGGTCAATCTCGCACCACAGCTCGCCGTTGACGACCATCTTGTAGTAGGACAGCGACGACTTGACCTTGAACGGGGCTTTGTCGCCGGCCTTGGCCGCGCCGAAATCGATTTCGGTATGCCGGCCGCGCACCACGACTTCCACCGCATCGACTGCGCCGGTGTCCTCGCGCTGGTAGGCGCCGGCAAAGCGGACCAAGGCGCCGTCGACGGTGGTGGTGCCGTACTGCCGGAGAATGGAACGCATGGGGCCACCGTAGGTCGCTTCCAGCTCTAATTTCTCGTTGCCCAGGTCGATTTCGACGGGGCCGTTCATGCCGCCGGCGCGGTATTCCTCCAATTTGCGGGCCAGCTTGGGCAGGGTGATTTCCTCGCATTCGCCGGCGTGGCTCTCGCCATCGGCGAAGACATTGAAGTGTTTGAGGTGGCGTGGCAGTGCCATGGAGATTCCTTGTCAGGTGGTGGAGCGCAGCTCAAGCGGCTTTGACGGCTTCGGCGAACTGCATCAGGTAGCGGTCGGTGATGCGCTGGCGGAACGTGAGGTTCTCCAGAGGTGGGACGGGCGTGTAGTCGTAGTCGATGGCGAGCTGCCCCGTTTTCAGCGTGTCCTTGCTGTTGGCCTCCGGGTCGTACCAAGCGGCACCACCGAGCAGGTACCCGTTGCGCGTCAGGGTGCGGAACTTGGCGTTGAGGCCCTCCAGCAGATCGCGTACGAGGGTAGGCGTCATCGGCAGATCGTTTGCCCACATATGCGCCTCGGCCATGGTGTCGGCCAGCACCTGCGCGGTGCGGGTGTAGTTCTCAAACACAAACAGCGGATCGGCGCTGCACGTGCGCGAACCCCAGAAGCGGAACCCGTCCCGATGAACCAGCGTGGTCACTGCGCGCGCGTTCAGATAGCCCGCGTCGGTGTCAGGGTCCTGCAGGTCCCAGAACACGTCGCGCGACAGGCCGGTCACGCCGCCCACGGTCACGTTGGACAAGGTCTTGTGCCAGCCGGTGTCGTTGTCGATCTTGGCGCGCAGGCCGACCGCGCGGGCCGTGGCCCACAGGGTGGTCTCGGCGTCGGCGGTGGTGTCCCAGCCGACGAAATCCGGCCAGATCACCATCAGCTCACGTTGCCCGAAGTTGGAGCGATAGGCAGCCACCTCTTCCTTGGTCTGGCAGCCGTGCGCGGACACGTAGGCGAAGGCGCGCAGCTTCTGCGCAATCGTCGCCAGCTCGCTTGCAACGGGAAGGCTGTCGAGACCCGGCACGGCCAGGATGCGGGGCGTCACGCCTAGGCTGTTGCGGGCGGTCAGCAGCGCCTTCATGCCGGTGTAGCGGCCGGCGGCGTTGGTGGTGCCGATCAGGTGGCTGGTGGTCTCGGCTTCCGAGGCGCCGGTGGCCACACGCACCACCACCGTCGCCGGATTGGCCTGGTCAGTGATGGCGTCGAGTGTGGCGGCCAGTGTGCCCTTGCTGCCCGCCTTGCCGATTGCGGCTTGCGGGTTGGTCAGCAGAACGGGCTTGTCGAGCGGGAAGGTGTCCGCATCGGCATCGTCGGCGGTGCAGACGATGCCGGCGACGGCGGTTTCGATGGTACGGATGGGGCGTGTGCCTTCGTTCAATTCGATGACACGGACGCCATGGTGATAGTCGGTTGGCATGCAGTCCTCCGGGGTAGCCTGACGATGAGTCGTCCCAGAAGGATGCTGCGCACGCGCGGCGAAGTCGCGCGTTTGCTGTTGTGTAGGCGTGTGCTACAACAGAAGTGTAGCTACGGACGGTACAGGTGGGTCAGTTGCCAGACGCAGATTGAGAGCGCAGCAACCAGAAGGAGAAGGGGGATGAAGAGTTCGTGTGTCCCCTTGGACAGGAACGCACATTTTACAGTCGCATAGACGCGCGACCGCGTCCTCCAGGGACCCGTTAGGTCGCATTCGCATCCGCGTATTGTCTTTATCTGAATTCCTCCAGAGTCCTTTAGCGTAATTTCAAAAATCTGACGGGGAGGGGAGCCTTGCGTGCCTCTCTCTATAGCCGTTGCACTAATGGCTCGCATCCTTCCCGTCGCTGGCACTTCAGCGTCAGGAATAGAAACGATCACCGGTACTTTACGTTTGTTCCAGTAGCGCAGCGATTCACGTTCAATGCGCCAGCGCGTCACTCCGTTAGCACAGCTGATTCGCCCGCTCTTCCAGCCTATCCATGCGTGCGCCCGGTTGTCTGAATACCAATACCGGAACGCGAAATATATGAGCGCAATCGTGACGAGCAACCAGACTCGGAAGGGGGCGATCCCGTTTGCATCAACGAACCCCAGCAATTTCCCCTCGTTGGCCAGCTTTGGTTGCAACCACGAGTTCGCCAAAATTGCGCTCGACAGCGCGACAAGATTTCTTCTAGCTTTTTCTTCAGTGTCATCCACTTCCGGCATGCGCCCTCCCCGTTGGGTACCGGCCCAGTCTAGTCGGGCCGCAATGGTGGAACAAACAGGGCAGGCTAGACGCTCATGCCGAACTACCCTTGGCTGTCTGTCAATCCTGCCAACACGCCGCGAACGCAGGCGATCGCTGCTTCGGTCGCCTGCGCAGCCGCTTCCTCCGAAGCCGCGTTGCGGATGGTTTCCTTGCCCTTGAGGCGCTGCGCCCGGATGTCGTACAGGACGGCATCCCAGGCCGCGTGCTTCGCCAGGATGGCGTCCGCCGTCTGCCTGGCGGTGTTACCCGTCGCGTTGACTGCGCTCTGCACCGATGGCGGCACGTCGCCCGCGTAGCCGGTCGCCTGGTAGGCCAGCGCCTCGTCGGCGGCGCGCTCGTATTCCACGGCACGCAGCGGGTCGCCGATCACGGCCCGCCGCGCCGTGTCGGCCTCGGTATCGAGTTGCCGGCACAACTGCAATTTGAGCGCTCCGAGAATTTGCGCCTTGACGGTGGCATCCTCGACCCACTGACCATCTGTCCACACGTGCGCCGGGCTGGGCGGCTCGGCTTCGGTGGCGTTCACGTCCACCGGTGCCATACCGATGTCGTCAATGGTGACGGGTGCGCCATTCACGATGGAGAACAGCGCTACGCCGCGCCAGTCCAGCGCGACATGCCAAGCATCGTTCCGGAAGACGGCCACCTCGCGCGCGCCAGTGTCGGGCGGCCTCTGATCGGTGGCGTGCGCCGGGATCAGCACGACACCCGGTTCAAGCGGGGAGTGGTCCGCCGGCGAGTTGCCCGCGTATTCGCCGGTGGTGGCGTGGTAATGGAAAACGGTATCGATCATGGCGGTCAGTATTTGATGCAGGGCAGAAGTGCGACGTTGCGCGGGCGGGCCATGTTGATGAAGCCCTTGTTGTTGGCGTCGGCGAACGTTGCGGCCGACGAGTCGTACATCGTGAGCGGGAAGGCACCGACCCAGGGGTCGGTGATGTTCGACCAAGCCACGTTGGTGCTGTCGCCCAGCGCCGTGATGTTGAAGCTGGCGGTGCTGCCCACGTCGTCATGCACGACCGGGGAGCCGGACTGCCACGTGCCGAAGCCCCGGCCGGTATCCACGCCGCGCCCGTCATCCCAGCCGCGCAGGAATTCGCCGCGCAGGTCGGGCAGGTTGAACGTGGTGGCGCCATCGCCAGTGCCAAAGGTGGTGCCGATCGCCGCATACAGCGCTGGATAGGCCGTGCGGCTGATCGCAGCCCCATTGCCCTTGAGCCAGCCATCGGGGGCTGTCGATTGCGCGAAGAAAGCAACCATTCCCGGCCGTGTGCCGGGCTGGCGCCAGTAGCTCCACGTGCCATTGCTGGCGCGGTAGCGCGTGTAGACGTCATTGTCGGACGTGTGCGCTGCCTGGAAGACCTGCACGCCATTCTCGCGCCATACTTTGAGCACGCCGTGGCCGCTCGGCGCGTTGGCGTTGTCGCTGGTGTAGTAGTACTCGCCTGGGCTCACCAGCGCATTGAGGTCCCCCACTGCCTTGTTGGTGGTCGCCAGGTCGGCGCCGATGCCGGCGGCCAGTCCCTGCTCCGCCGTGACCGCATCGGTGATGCGGTAGCCGGCAAGCGTGGTGGGGTTCGTCCCACCCGTCACCTGCCCACGGCTGTTCACGGTGACGCTGCGATACGTGCCTGCCTTGGTGCCGGTATCCAACTTGGTCAGCTCGGTGGCGATGGTGGTGTCGACGTACTGCCGCGTCGCCAGCACGATCGCCGGGTCGATCTTCAGCTCAACAGCGGCGCCCGAGGCGGACAGCACCACCATGCGCACGGACTGCGTACGGCCGGACCCTTCGGCCAGCTGCGGCTTGTAGGTCTCCGGGCAGTTGCCATAGTAAGCAAGCGTGCCGTCCGCATCGATGAGACCCAACTCACGAATCCACCAGCCGCCTACGGTCTCCGGGATCACCAGCTCGGCCACGAACTGCCCGGGGTTGGCCTGGTCCTGCCAGATCGCGTTGATCTGCGCCCGGTAGCGCTCGTTGACCAGCGCGGCGCGGTCACGGTCGGGCGTAGGCAGCGCGCCGCCGCCATCACCCACGGCGATGTGCGTGTACTTGCGCGCCTGGCCGAGTGCCTTGGCGTTGGTGTCTTTTGCCTCGCCGGCGGCGGTCGGAACGATGAAGAAGGTCTGGGGCATGGCGTTCTACTGAGAGACGGTCAGGGTGTCGATGTCGTGGGAAGCGCCGGAAAGAGGCGCGGTACCGCTCACAACGATGTCGGGCGGCGCGTAGGGGTAGACGGTCAGCACGTCGCCCAGGTAGGCGGCGGCGCTGGTGGCCTGGGTGCCGCGTGCCTCCAGGCTGATCTGGAGGCCGAGCATGGGCCGGGAACAGGGTTTCGCGTCATCGATGAGCCGTTCCAGCTCGGCATACATGGCCTCGTCGATGCCGGTCTGCAGGACGCCAACCTCCAGCCGGAACGACCCGCGCGGCCCGGGCGGATTGGTCTGCCACCACTCGATGACGCGAATCAGGTAGCCCAGCGGTTCCACCGCGCGGCGAAGCGCGCCGATCGTGCCCTTCTTGCGATGCACGAAGTAGGAGGCGGCCGTCACGGCGCGCTTGGTGGCGAGCGGCCAAGCCGGGTTCCAGCGGTCCACGGAAAACGACCAGGCCAGGAAGGGCAACAGCTCGGCCGGACAGGTGGCCGGGTTCCACAGGTCGCGCAGCGGCACCGGCACGCGCTCGATGCGCGTACCCGCCTGGGCGGCGCGGCGCTCCAGCGGCGTCGCATTCGGCGGCAACAGGGTTGCGCTACTCACTGGTGCCCCCGTTGACGATCTCCACATCGGTGCAATAGCCCGCCTGGGTCAGATCGAGCGCGATGTCTGCGGCCGGCTCGATCAGAACGACCTTCTCCACGCCCTCGGCATGTAGCGCGGCCGTGATCGCGGACCGGTTGATGTCGCGGCCGATGCGCCGCCGCGCGGTGCGGTAGGCGTCGGCCCGCGTGCCGGCCGCGGCCAGGATCGGCTCGGCCGCCGGTCCCGATGCCAGGTACAGCGTGGCACGGATGTGGTACGGGACGATGGTGGCGGATTGCACCGTCAGGCGATCGCCGAGTGGCCGAGTATCGTCACCGCTCAACGCGGTGCGTACAGCCGCCAACAGGCTCTCGTCGGCCGTGCCGTCGTTCAGGTGCGACAGCACCGAGACCACCACCTCCGCGCCGGCCGGGCTGATCGCGCGCGCGTCCGCCACCCGGCCGTCGGCCGAGCGCGCGAACTGCTCGTAGGCCTTGGTCGGGCCGGCCACGGACAGCCCTTCAAACGCTTCTTGTGCGCGCTCGCGCAGCGAGTCGTCGCCCTCCATCATGGCAGGCGTCGGCGGCACGGTGGTGTCGTCAGCCGGCGTGATGGTCAAGCGCTGCACGTTGAAGTTCGCCGCAATCTGCTCCAGGTCTTCCCCTTCGGCGAAGGCCAGCATGACCCCACGCGCCGCGTCGTTCACGCGCTGGCGCCACACCAGCTCGCGGTAGGCGTTCTCCTGCAAGAGCTTGGTGATCGGCTCGGATTCCAGCTCCAGCGTGGCGCGCGCGGCGTCCCGCTGGTCGGCGGGATACAGCGACACAAAGTAGTCTTTCCGCTCGGCCAGGATGGCTTCGTAGTCGAGCGTTTCGACCACGGCCGGCGCCGGCAGCTGCGACAGGTCGATGATGGTCATGGTCAGCTCCGCAGGGGCACGGACAGCGTGCCCGCCGCTTCACGGCGCGGGCCGTCCACCCGGTCGGCCTCGATGTCGATCACGGGCTTGCCGTCCGCGTCGATCCAGAACCGCACCGAGGAGATGCGGATGCGCGGCTCCCAGCGCACCAGCGCCGACACGGCGGCGGACATGGTGCGCAGGCGGGTTGCAGGGTTCAACGGCTGGTCGATCAGCTCGGGAACCGCGCTACCGTAGTCGCGGCGCATCACGCGCGAGCCAATCGGCGTGGTGAGGATGTCGCGCACAGACTGCACCACGTGCGGCAGGTCGGAAAGCGCTCGGCCGGTGGCGTTGTTCATGCCGGTCACCGCGTACCCTCCGTCCAGTCGCCACCGTGCTGCACGCCGCCGTGGCCGTGCTTGTCCAGGACCACGCCGTTGGACGACAGTTGGCCGCCCTCGTGCGTCAGGCTGCCGGTGATCTTGTTGCCGTTCTCGCCGCCCTGGCCGGCGATGCCGTTCTCATACGCGAACCGGCCTTTGACCGTCACGTCGCCGTCGAAGGTGGTGTTCGGCGCCTTCACCAGCACGTTTGCGGTGGCCTCCAGAAAGACCGTCTTGACGCCCTGCACAGTCAGCAGGCCGGCGGCATGGTCGTAGCTGGTCAGCGCGCCGTCCGGGTACAGCGTGACGGTACGGTTGGGGTCGTTGCTGGGAACATCGTTGGCGGCGGTCGGGATGCCGCACAGGATCACGGCGTTGGAGAGGTCGCCGCTTGGGCAGAACAACAGCACCTGCTCGCCAACGGTGGGCGGGTTCCACGTGCGGGTCGTGCCGGCGCGGCGCTCGGCCCACGGGCGCCAAGTGGTGGTAATGCCCCCGGTCTGCACGCGCACGGCCGGTGGCGTGCTGTGCCGTACCTCGGCGATGGTGCCGATGCGCAGGAGGTTTTCGAGAAGGCGGGCGAGGTCTGCGGTGTCCATGGACGCAGAGTGCCGTGCGCGCGCGGGTCGGTCACTCTCCCTATGCTGTAAGGGAGTGCGCTACAACAACCTTAGTGTGCTACCCCTTCGGAGGGGCGGAGGTTCCAGGGGCTGTGCAGTATGTTGAATTATCTGCCGTCTTTTGGGACAGCTATGGACGCGTACATAATCGTCGGGGATGCAAATTCGTTCAAATCGTCCACCGTCAGATCGCTGACCGGATGTCGTGTTCGCGGCCTACGAGACTTGGTGCAGAGCAACGTCGTGATGAAGACTTATGTCCGACTTTCTTCCCTACAGGAAGGAGGCTCCCCCATCGATCCACATGACTTCGTTCGCGAGGTGCAGAAATCGGGTGCGCAGTCAGTGATTTTTCCTCTACGGGCTATGTCTCACCGCAAGCGACTAGATGCTAATGCGTACATTAGCGAGTGCATTAAGGCCGGATGGAACATCAAGGGAATCGCCATCCTCGACTCGCCAAACTTTCAATTGACAGCGGCGCCACCAGGAAATCGTGTATTCAAATATGCAGGTGGAGGCGTCCCTCTTTACTATGCGAATCAGATTGCTGCGCAGGTCAGGAGGGACTTCGGGTGGCTCTAACCCGTTTCATCTTTTCCCACAGGCGATGACCATACTGGCCCGCAGACTGTCATAATGCCCTATGCAAAACCCAATAGACCGGGTGCAACTGCTAGGATGACGTTGACAACGGCCGCGATCGCATTTTGTGCTGCAGCGATTCCGATGGCCACATACGCGGTAAGGACATTTTGCATCGCATGCTTTTGTTGATAGGCAAGAAGCTGTGCCTCATCCTCGGTCAAGTCGTGTTGATGTTGTGCGATGTATTGTGCGGTCTGAATCAAATTCGAGATTTGAGCGGTTGCAGCTCCAGATGCAGCTGCCCATGCGCCGCCTAGAGAATTCTCAGCAGCAGAAATTGCCTTATTTCTCACGGTTACCCAATCGATAGCCATACATCCTCCGCTTTAGTTACTTGGCATTGCTTACGATGGCGGTCGCGTTTGCGGCTGTTGCCTTGGCCTGCGCAGTGGTCGTTGCCGTGCTTGTCGTGGATCCTGTTCCCGATGCCGCTCCCTTCAAGGAGAGTTCGTATGTGGTCAGCGCGGCAAGCTGCGCATTGATAAGCCGCAACTGTGCTCGTACAAATACCGAACTAAGATTGTTTTGCTTCTGATGAAGGATACGAACCTTATCAATTTGGTCCGAAATATCATTAAAAATTCCAGCAATCTTTACGCTGGCAGGATCTTGTGTTGCCTCCATTCGAATTTCCAGGGTGGCAACCTGCGATTCCACCTTGCTATAAAAGGAAGGGTCAAACGGTATGGACTTCTTGGTTGACTCTGAAGTTATTGCCCAATTGGAAAGCTGAGAGTTGATATCCTGCGTGAGTGTTGTCAGTTGTTGGTCAGCCTGAGGGTCGTAGGTCACTGTTGCGCAACCCGCTAGGCACATGAGGATAAGAGAAATAATTCCAGAGAAGATTCTATTTCTGTAGTTCATGCCCCCCTCCCATGATACTTATATTTGAGATCGGGCATAGAATTATTAATTTGGCAAAAGTGTCGCCCGTGCCATCATTTTAGGAAAAATGTTTGGTGGCGTGTATTTATTAAGAACTAGGGTGGCTGATCGTGATGATTAACGCAATTTAGTATTGGGTGGGTCTGGATTAATCAGAAATGTGGTGCGAAATGACAAGGTCCACCACCTTTTGAAGGTCTGGGTAACTCATTCCAATTAGTTCCCGCACGGGATACTGAACAGTCAGCCCATTGTTGTTCACGCGATCGCGCAGGCCAAAGTGGTGGACGGCGGCGATGCGCTGCGCGTTTCCAGCAAAGGTCACAACGGCCGCATTGGCATTTGCCTCGGCCTTCATGTACCGCGCCAGCCGCAGCCGCATGAACATCGCCCGCCGGATGCGGCCGGTACGGTGCCGCAGCTGCGGTTTGCGCGGCAGGTAAGGGCTGCCGTCCGGGTTGCGCTGCTCGGCGATGCGGGCAGCCTGGCGCTGGCGAAGCTCGGCGGCCAAGGCGCGCGCCAGCGTCCGGCGAGCCGGCGTGTCCAGTTTGGTCAGCATCCCGGCCAGCCAGGCCTCCAGCTCGCGGGGCCCGCTCAATTCGGCCTCCAGCTTGCCGTGTCGTCGGCATCGTTGACCGGCTCCGGGTGGTGTTCCACCTGGTAGCCGGTCCCGACCGGCTTTACTGTGACCCGCTCGGTCAATTGCAGTTTGATCGCCATGTCGACCGTGCAGTGGTTCAGGATGTCAGCCTCGAACTTGAAGCCGTCGCGGCGCTTGTCGTCGTTGGTGAACAGCTCCGGTTGATTGAGCCGCAGCCAGGCCAGGACCGGCACAACGATGGTGTCCGCGTTGTCCGGGTAGTCGGTCACGATGGCTGTCAGGGTGTAGTGGTACTCGAAGGACAGGGAACGGGCGCCTGTGCCGACCACGCGCCCCTCGTCCACGAATACGTGCAACGCATCGGGATTGGCGGCCAGGTGGGGCACCGCTACCGTCAGCGCGTCGCGCAGGCTGGCGGGTTTCATCATGCCGCCACCCGCCCTTCGGTCTGGTAGCGGGCAAAGGCGCGCGCCAGCTTCACGTCGTACAGGTTGTCCTTGTAAGACGGCCCGTTGTAGAGCGCGGCGAATGTGGACCACTTCCCGCCGGCAAGCGCTTTGTGCAATGCCGGATCGGCGGAAACGAACAGCACAAAGGCGTCGAGCTGCGCCCCCTCGCCGCTGGTCATGGCGTCTGCGAAGGCGTCCACGCTCGGATACCCCAGCCGCTCCGAATGGAAACCCATGATCTGAAACAGCCCCCAGCTCGCCGACGCAAGGGCGCAGTCGCGGTCGATGGCAATGGCCTGGGTCAGCCGCATGTGTTCGCCCGCTTTGCCCACATAGCCGCCGCGCTGCGGGCTGACGATGTTGGGGAACTGGCGGGCGAGCGCGTCCGCATCCCGGTCGGCCTGGCGCAATTGACGGTACATGATGTGCCGCTCGAACAGGATCACAGGGCGTCCGTCCGCCAGGAACCCGGCGCCCAGGCTCTCCACCTCGTTCACAGCACGCACCGCAGCCACCGGCACGCCCAGCGTATCCGCTGCGCGCTGCAGGTCTGCCGCGGACAGGTGGCCCGGCTGGCGCGCGCCCGCACGCAGGGCCAGCAGGGTCTTCGGGCCGGCGATGCCGTCCACCACCAGGCCGAAGCGCGCTTGCGCCACGCGCACGGCCGCCACGGTGGCCGCATCGTATTCACCCGTGTCAGGTGCGGCGATGCCGCGGCCGGCCAGCAGGTGTTGCAGCTCGCGCACCTCGGCGCCCCGGTCTCCAGGTCGCAGGATCATCGCGGCGTCCCCCGCAGGAAGCGGACCAACCAAGACGTGTCCGCGCCGCCTGCCATGCGGAACAGTTCGACCACGTTGCCGCGCACGGCGAACACCGCCACACACAGCACGGCCGTGATGCCGTTTTGCGCCAGCAGCGCCCAGTCGTAGCGTCCGAACAGCACGCCGATGGGAACGGCGCCGGCCAGCACGATCAGGCCGTAGGCGAGCCGTGCCGCCCACGGGCGGTGCACAGCGCCGTCGCGCTTGAACAGCAGCAGGCGCAGCGCGATCAGCGCGCACAACAGCGCCTGCACGATGAACAGGACATTCACGGTTGATTTCCTCCACGGTTGTCGCTGTTGCCACCCCGGAGGGTGGCCAGCAGCTTGTCGCTGTTGTCGGCCGCGCGGATCAGCGCCAGCAGCAGCTTCACCACAACCGTGGAGGCCACCAGCGCGCCCACGGCGTTGCTGACTGCGGTATCGGCGGGCAACGTCTTGGCGATCAGGGATGCGGCGAGCGGCGCCGACAGGACGCCGGCCACGATCGACAGCACGAGGAAAGAGGCCTTCTTTGCGATGCTCAGGTCGCTTCCGGCATTGAGCGCGAAGACGGCCGCGCCGGCGAAGGCGCCAAGCACGGTGCCCGCATCCACGCCGGGCAGCAGCGAGATTGCGCCCACGCTGGTGACGGCAACAGCGGTGGCGGACGTACTGGTTGCGATGGGTTCAGCCATAGGGGTTCCTTGGGGTCAGTCCCACAGCTGCACCGTTTGCACGGCAGGCTGCGGGGAGATGTCGGGCAGTACCAGCGCGGCCCCGTGCGGCAGGATGGGCCCGAGATCGGCAATGCCGGGATTGGCGGCCAGCACGGTCTCTGTCACGCCCGCCGTGCGGCCGTACACCCGCTGGCAGATGGCGTCGATGGTGTCGCCCTGGGTCGCACGCACACGCATCAGATCAGCTCCACGGTGGTGCGCGGGGCACCGGTGATGTCGCTGACAGCCCAGCGCGCGTCGCGGCGCAGATCGTCTACGGAGGCGTTCTCGGCCTCGGCCTTGCGCTCGCCCGTGGCGGTGGCGTCGAATGACCGGTACCGTTCGATCAGCCAGGCCATTGCCGTGCAGCACACGGCCCGCAAGTAGCGGTGCACATGCCGGCTGTGGCCGTCGATCTGCTGCGCCGGCACGGCGGCGAGCGTTCCGCAGCCTGCGGCGACCTGGCCGGACTTCCACGCCGCCAGTTCATCATTGAGGGACAGCACGGCCTCGACCAACGCGGCGCGCAGCCGCTCGGGCGTCACGGTGCCGTCCAGACGCATGGCGGCACGCGCCTGATCGACATCGATGTCCGGGAAAAAGCCGTCGTTGCCGATCGGCTGCCCGCCAGGTTGCGCCGGCGTTGGCAAGGGGGCTGCTGCGATGAACGAGGACATGGTCTTGATGAGCTGGGAGGCGGTGGACGTGGCGACGATTCGCGGCATGCCGGAAGGTCGCCACGTGCCGCCTCGATGCGCGGGGTCACGCTCGGTATCAGTTGCGGCCGTCGCCGTCCTTCGCGTCGGCCTTCGCTGCGTTCTTGATGTCGCGCTCGAGGCGTTCGATGTCCTTCTTGACGCCGCACTTGTCGTGCAGCTCCAGCGCGCGTTTCAAATGCGACAGCACGAATTGACGAAGTGCGGGAGCATCCGCGGCGTCTGCCTTGCCGATCTGCGCGCCGTAGGCGTAGCCGATGGCCTTGTGTAGCTTGGCCCGCACCTCGTCCGGCATGTCCTGACTATCCACCAGCTCGGCCACGTTGCCCAGCGCCGCCAGATCCACCGGTTCGCCGGCCTCAGTGGTTTTCAAGGCCATGTTGGCGAATTCCTCGGTGATCAGGCAGGCGGTGGTGCGCTGATACTGGTCAGGCATCGACAGCCCGTGCCGGATAGCGTAGGCGGCGAGCGGCAGGGCGCCGGCGAAGTCGCCCGCATCGATGTGCCACACCATGACTGTCATCAGCACTTCGTCCTGCATGCCCGTGTCGGCCTCCAGCACGCCCGCCACCCAGGCCGCGTACTCGGGCAGCAGCGTGCGCTTGACCTCGGCCTTGCGCTCGATGGACTGCACCTGCTTGAGTTGGCGCCTGTGCTCGGCCAACTGCGCCAGCATCAACTCGTGGCCGGTCGCGTAGCGCAGCGGGTTGCCGGCCTGCGCCGCTTCGGCAGCAAGCCGGGCCGTCACGCGAAGGAAGTGGTTGCGGGCCAGGTTGGTCACGCGGCCTCCTCGGCGTCGGTCAAGTCGAACTCGATGTTCTCGGCCATGGCGGCGCAGTCCAGGTCTTCGACCACGTATGCGTCGTTGCTCGATTCGTAGTTCTCGATGCGATCGCGGCGGGCGTTGTCCACCACCGTGCGGCGGCGCGACCCTTCCTGATAGTAGATGGACAGGTTGTCCAGCCGGGTCACCATCAGGCTAGCGGGCGGGAAATACGGCACCCTGACCGCCGGTAGGTTGCCGATACGCAGTTGGCTGACGATGACATCGGCCGCCAGGCGCTCAGAGGGCGCCTGATCCGCATTGATGAGCGGGAAGTATTTGTCGGCAAGCAGTTGGCGCCCGCACAGCACGACCAGCTCGGGGTCCTCCGCGTACCACGGGGCCACCAGTTCGTTGACCAACTGGAAGACCACCGCATCGAGTGTCGCGTAGTCGGCGCGGGTCCGCTTACCGTCCTTCTGGAGCTTGCCCACGACGATCTTGCCGCGCACCTGGCCGTCCCGCATGACGCGCGCGGGAGCGCCATCACGTACGTGCTGCAACCATCCCGTATTGACATCCTGCAGCAGCGGGTTCGCGACACGGTTGGAAGTCGGCGTGCGCTTGACGCCGTTGAAACCGATCGTCATGCGATCCAGTGCCTGACGCTTGAGGATGGCATCGCGGATGCGGGTCTGGAAGTCTGGGAACTTCGCCCAGGCGTCCAGCTTCTGGTAGGTGATGTGGGTGTCCGAGTTGGTCTGCTCGCAGCGATAGCGGCGGCCGTCCAGCGTCGAAATGTCGGCCGTCTGGCGATCCTGCTGGCTGGTGTCGGTCGTGCTGGCGATCGGCCCGGATACGCCCAGACCCAGCTTCTCGCCTTCCTGCTCGGTCACGGGATAGACGTTGATCTTGGAGAGGAACGCGCTCGATTCCTGCACCTTATTCTCAAGACGCTGCTGCACCGTCGGGCTGACGGTGAATTTCTCGTCGACGCGATCCACGCCGTTCAGCTTGGCGATTTCTGCCTTGTAGGCCGCGAAGAGGCGGCGGGTCTTGTTCTGCATGGTGTTGGCTCCGGTGGGATGGGGGTGGGCCGGCTGCCTCAGCAATCGGTCGTGATGACGGGTGCGCTACCGTCGCCGCCGGTGGCCGGCGGGCGCGCAGCGTAGGTGTCGGTCCGTTCCAGGTCGGCCTTGAGAGCGTGGAACTGTCGATCGCGCTCTGCGCCTTGCGCATTGAGCGCGGCGAGCTGGTCGGTCACGGCCTTGAATGCCGCGTTGAACTGCTCGCCGGTGGTCTGCAGCTGCTGCGCGACGGTCTGCACGGCATCCTGTACGTCCGCAAAGCGGGCGTCGGTGGCGTCGTCGGACTTGCGCTGCTTGGAGAACAGCCGCTTGATGCTGTCGGCCAGGCTCGCGGGCGCACCGGCGGGCGTGTACGTGATCGGCTCCGAGAAATCCAGCGCTAGTTCCACGGCTTCGGTGAAGAGGTTGTCCGGGTGCTGCTTGCGAGCGGCGAGCGGGTTGGTCTTGGCCTGGGCGCTGAACTGCAGCACCTCGCATCCGAGGCTCGCCGGGTTGTCGGTCACGGCCAGACCGACCAGGTACGCCTCGCCGGTATCCGCGAAGCTCGGTCGCACTTCCATCGACGAAAAGATCTTCTGCCGCGCCTTGTTCATGGCGATCAGATCGGCGGTGGGGTCGATCTGCGCGAGTAGGCGCATCTTGCCGTCCTGCTCTTCGGCTCGCAGCGCGGCCACATCGCCGTAAGCCTTGAACGGGCCGGTCGGGTCGTAGCCGCGGATGTGCTCCAGGTTGATGCGCGCGGTGTAGGTCTCCGGGTTGTAGTTCTTCGCCATCTGGATCAGGTCATCACGATCGATGACGCGGCCGTCGCTCGTCGCGCCTTCGGTCGCAATGCGGAAGAACTTGGTGGACTTCGCCATGGTGCTGTCGTGGGTGAGTGGTGGTGGTGCCATCTTCGGCGGCGGCCACTGTGCGGGCAACGCAACGATGTTGTGAGGACCCGCGCCACAACAGGCGCCGCGTGGCACGCGCGCGCACGATCGGTAGCGTGGTGGCATGACCACGCTGCCTCCGCTTGCCTCGCTCTCCATCGATCCCGAAAAGGACCCGCGCCGCATTGCACGCGCGCTGTATTGGCAGGGCTACCGCGTCGCCCGCATCGCCGAAATGCTGGGCGTCAAGGCCGTTACGGTACACAGCTGGAAGCGGCGCGATGGGTGGGACGCGACGGATGCGGTGGAGCGCGTCGCGTCCAGCATCGAAGAGCGGATGGCGCGGCTGATCGCCAAGGACACGAAGGAAGGGCGGGACTACAAGGAGATCGACCTGCTCGGCCGGCAGATGGAGCGCATGGCGCGCGTGCGCCGGTATGAGGCGTCAGGCAACGAGGCCGACCTGAACCCGAAGGTGGCGAACCGCAACAAGGGAGCGCGCCGCCAGCCCGAGCGCAACGCTGTCAGCGAGGACCAGCACAAGCAACTCGTGGACGCCTTCCACGACGCGATGTTCGATTACCAGCGCGTCTGGTACGAGGCGGGGCAGGTCGAGCGTATCCGCAACCTGCTGAAGTCGCGGCAGATCGGCGCCACGTGGTACTTCGCGCGCGAGGCGTTCATCGACGCACTGACCACGGGCCGCAACCAGATTTTTCTATCGGCCAGCAAGGCGCAAGCGTATGTGTTCAAGCAATACATCGTCCAGTTCGCCAAGGACGCGGCCGGGGTCGAGCTGAAGGGCGATCCGATGGTGTTGCCCAATGGCGCCACGCTGTACTTCCTCGGGACAAACGCCCGCACCGCGCAGAGCTATCACGGCAACCTGTACTTCGACGAGTATTTCTGGGTGCCGCGGTTCCAGGAGCTGCGCAAGGTTGCCTCCGGGATGGCGATCCACAAGCACTGGCGGCAAACCTACTTCTCCACGCCTTCCAGCCTGGCGCATGAGGCGTTTCCGTTCTGGTCGGGAGCGCTGTTCAATCGGGGCAAGTCGAAGGACGCGCAGGCCAAGATCGACGTCAGTCACGCCGCGCTGCGCGATGGCCTGCGCTGCGCGGATGGGCAGTGGCGCCAGATCGTGACGGTAGAGGACGCGCTGCGCGGCGGCTGCAATCTGTTCGACCTCGATCAGCTTCGCCTTGAGTACAGCGAGCCGGAATTCGCCAACCTGCTCATGTGCGCCTTCATCGATGACAACGCATCGGTGTTCCCGCTGTCGATGCTCATGCGCGGAATGGTGGACAGCTGGGAAGCGTGGGAGGACTTCCGCCCGTTCGCGCCGCGCCCGTTCGGCAATCGGCCGGTGTGGGTCGGCTACGACCCGAACGGCGGGGGCGGCGACAGTGCTGCGCTCGTCGTGGTCGCACCGCCCCTGGTGCCGGGCGGCAAGTTCCGCGTGCTGGAGAAACACCAGTTCCGCGGCATCGACTACGAGGAACAGGCCGCTGCCATTCGCCGCGTGACTGAGCGTTACACCGTGGCCTATATCGGCATCGACCGTACCGGCATCGGTGATGCGGTGTATCAGCTCGTGAGCAAGTTCCGCCCCGATGCCGAGGGATTTACTTACTCCGTCGATGTGAAGACACGTCTGGTGCTCAAGGCGCACGACGTGATCGCCAAAGGTCGATTGGAGTTCGACGCCGGGTGGACGGACTTTGCCGCGTCGTTCCTGTCCATCAAGAAAACCGTCACCGCCGCCGGCGGCCGCGTCACCTATCAGGCCGGCCGCTCGGAGGACACCAGCCATGCCGACTTGGCGTGGGCCTGCATGCACGCGCTTTCGCATGAACCGCTCGAAGGCGCGACCACCACCAACACCAGCATTCTGGAGCTGTCATGAGTCACAACAAGACCCGCCGCGCCGCGCGCACGGCATTCGCCCACGTGCATGAGGCCGCGGCGCTGGCCGAGCGCCACGCCGACCGAGGCGCGCAAGCCGAAGTGTTCTCCTTCGGCGATCCGGTCGAAGTGCTGGATCGGCGCGAACTGCTGGATTACGTGGAGTGCATGCGCATGGGGCAGTGGTATGAACCGCCGCTGCCGTGGGATGGCCTGGCGCGCTCGTTCCGAGCCGCCGCACATCACAGCTCAGCTGTGTACGTGAAGCGCAATATTCTGGTCAGCACGTTCATTCCGCACCCGCTGTTGTCGCGCGCGACGTTTGAGCGCCTGGTGCTGGACTGGCAGGTGTTCGGCAACGCCTACCTTGAACGCCGCGACAACGTGCTGCGCCAGCCTATGCGACTGGAAGCACCGCTTGCCAAGTATGTGCGGCGCGGCATCGACCTGAGCACCTATTTTTTCGTGCAGAACTGGCAGCAGCCGTACACCTTCGCGGCCGGTTCGGTGTTCCACCTGCAGGAACCGGACATCAATCAGGAGGTGTACGGCCTACCGGAATACCTGTCCGCACTCAACGCCACGTGGCTCAACGAATCGGCCACGCTGTTCCGGCGCCGGTACTACAAGAATGGTAGTCACGCGGGCTTCATCCTCTACATGACCGACGCGGCGCAGAAGCAGGAGGACGTCGACACGCTGCGCGAGGCGATGAAGCGGGCCAAGGGGCCGGGGAATTTCCGCAACCTGTTCATGTACGCGCCCAACGGCAAGAAGGATGGGATTCAGCTGTTGCCGGTGTCCGAGGTGGCGGCGAAGGATGAATTCTGGAACATCAAGAACGTCACCCGTGACGACCAGCTCGCCGCGCATCGCGTGCCGCCGCAGTTGATGGGCATCATCCCGAACAACAACGGTGGCTTCGGCGATGTGGAGAAGGCGGCGTTGGTGTTCGCGCGCAACGAGGTGAAGCCGCTGCAGGACCGCCTGCTGGCGGTCAACGACTGGATGGGGGAGGAGGTGGTGCGGTTCGCGCCGTATGTGCTGGGTCCGGCCGGCCAGGCGGATGTGCCGTAGCCGGCCGGCGGTGTGCGTCCGTCAAAGCATGGCTTGCACGTCTTGCACGGCGCCATCCAGTTCACGCTTGAGCGGCGCCAGCAGGCTGTACAGACAACGGCATTCCGTCGAGCGCTCGCCCCACACATCCAGCAATTGCAGAATACCGACCAGGCCGTTGCAGACGTTCAGCAGTTGTGCGCACGCCTCCTCCGTCGTCATGTAGATCAAAGTGCCGGTCGCCTCCAACTGGCGCAGCGTCGCCGCGCTGGCGGGCACGGTGCGCTTGTTGCCATGCGCGGGTTCCGGCCTCAATCGTTGCACCAGCTCGCACAACTGTGTCAGGGCGAGTACCTGCGGAGGCTGGATGGGCTTACGCACGCCACACCTCCGTCCTGCCGATGACGACATCCTGCAATGCAAGGGAGGGGACGGGGAATTGCGACAAGGGGGCTTGCTCGATGCAAGCCGGGGTGTTGGGCATTGCGGGCTCCTTTTTGGGTGGGAGGCCCGCCGCTCATTTCGACGTGAGGGGTGGCGGGCCAGACAGCGGGGGTCGAAAACCGGCAAAGGAGGCCACCGGCCAGCCCGAGGGCTGCCCCGCCCGGCCCGCCGTAAAAGAGAAGGGCGCGCGAAGGCATATGGACGTAAAAAAGCCGCCTATCGGCGGGCGTCCACCTCACTTTGATCGGGTTTCGACGCCCGGTCACCGCTGTTTTGGTGACGGGTCAATTCTTGGGGATGTGCGCGGGCGTGTCAAGCGCTCGGGGAAATGCGCGCGCCACGGGTTTCCGATTTGGCCCCAGCGCAGACGCCCGGTGAGCCGCGGCATCAGCTTGCCATTGCAGGCAAGCCAGCCCAGATGCATATCAGCGCGGTATCCGCTGCCATGTGCATCCTTGAAATGGCTGTGGTCCACCACTGCTGCCGGCACCACCTGGCACTCCATGCCGATCTGCATCATCTGCACGACTTCGATCAACGCATCGACAGGCGAAAGATGGCATCGCACTGCACCGCAAGCCTCGACGATCGGGTGAAAGTGCCCATGCTGGTCAAATCTTCCATGAGTGAACGTCAGCGGAGCGGTAAAAAATCCCTGCGGAGCGTTGAGATGCGGAAGATCACCAAACACCGGATAGGTCCTTGCTCAATGGAAACGTGGCAACCCTCAACTGCCCGCGCCCATGACGGTTTGGGAAGCCACAAGCCGCGGCGGCGGCTGGCACCCGCAAATACACAGATCGTCGTGCAGCGCGACCCGGCGCCCGTCCGGGCCGTTCATCGGCAGGCGGGGCGCGCCGCTACACTGAATCTTGCCGGTCGAATGGCAAGCCGGGCACGCGATGTCGTCGTTCTCGTGCGCGACGTGGACGCTGTTCAAGTGCAGTGTCGTGGCCGTGGCCTGCACCGTGCCACCGGCTGTCGTCTTGTCGCCGGACAGAATTACATAGCGCTTCATCGGTTTGCGGTCTCCGTTGCGTCATGCCTCATCGAGATAGCCGACCAGCTTCCACGTTGCCTGCACCGTCTGCCGACGCACACCTAACCAGTCGTCCATCCAAGCGAATTTGCGTGGCTGGTAGACGGTGAGCATCGGCAACTCCATGCCCTTGAGGAAACTGCGCTTCGCATCGGCCACCACATCTTTGGCAAGGCTCACGCACCAGACGCCGTCCTGCGGACAAGACTCTCCAGTACGGGCAATCGTACCGAGCGGCAGACGTGTGGGTTGGGGCGTGGGTTCTGTTTCAGTCTGCGCGACCTGCTCGGACTTGGCCAACGGCAGACCGGTAGCCGGATCGAGATGCTTGGCTTTGCTCAGGCGCTCGATGAGTTCGTCGGACGGCTTCTGCGGCGGGACGGCGGCGGCCTGGTCTTTTTCCCATTGGAAGGTGCCGTCCCAAGGGGGCAGCTTCGCGGGCGGCAGCGGGACGATCTTGTCGATGTCGGCGACCTTGGGATTGCGGCCGGCATTTCTGTCGATGAAGTCGCCGATCAGCTTGTAGCGACGTGAACGCTCAGGATCCTTTGCTACGCCGATATCGCTAAGATGGGTGTCTTCACGCTCCCACGAAAACTCCAGCTGCAAGGCAAATGCTCCTTGTGTCTCGCCTGCCGCCGCAGCCTGCTGGAAAGCCTTGGCGGCCTCGGAGTAAAGCTTGTCGGTTTTCACATCAATACCCAACTTAAACGCCGCTGTGCCATGCCCCTGGTCCGCTGCACATTGCCACATCTGCCTGGCAATTGCAGGTGCGTTGTCAATCGGCGCGAGCTTCTGTCCGACGTAATACTGCGCATCCGGGCTGCCCAGGTCGGCGGCCTTGCGCATATAGCGCAGCGCCATCTCCTCATCCTGCTTCAGACCATATCCCAGTTCCAGATAGTGCCCGATATCGTAGTAGCCGCTCGGTATGCCCTGATTCACCAACTGCGCGGCTAGGTCGATCGTTTCCTTGGGTGCATCCGGTGAGTCCGCCAGTCCCTGCGAGACCAGCGACTGCAAGTTGTTATTCGCCTTGTAGTGCCTGTGCGCCGCAGCGATCCGGTAGTAGCGAGCGATGTCGTTGAAATTCTTTGGGCCCTCCTTCTTTTGCAAGTACCGCCCATACTGGAAGAGTTGGTCCGCCTCTGGGTCGAGCGGTGGCAGGTGGTCGGCCTCGTGGACGCAGGTGAAGGCAAGATTGGCGCGCACGGCGCTCATGTCGGGTAGCGAAGCCAACTGGCTCTCCTTTTTCGTGCAGGCACAGGTAAGAAACGCAAGCGCCACAATCAGAATGCTTTTGTTCATCAGTCAGTCCAGATAGCTGCGTTTGTCCGAGGTACGCATAAAACCGATCAGAGAGGCGCAAGGGGCCAGCTTGGCGTTCTGGTTTTTCTCGTTCTGAGCAATGATTTGCCCCCATCCCTTGAACGCCTCAGAGGTATTGTCACTCGCTGCCGCACCATACATGGGATGTTGATCGTTGCCAGCAGCGCGCGCCGAAGGACTAGGTCGCGTATGAATCCCCCAAAGCTTCTTCCTGAGCGGCGCAGTCACCCCCGAATGCTCATGGCAGATGTTCAATTCGCTGTCCACCTGCATGCTGCGTGTGTTGATGTTGGCCGAGCCCAGTGTCATGAACACATCATCCACGATCATCAGTTTCGCGTGCACATACACGTAGTCCCAATTGTTCGGCGGCGAGTCGGGGGCAACCAGCGTGCAAATGTGCACTTCCAGTCCGTCGATCTTCACGGACTGGATGGTCTTCGGCAGCGTCTTCTTCATCTCCGCCTCTAGCTCGGCCCGCTTGGCCGTGGCCCGCTTGAGCTTCTGCTGCGCGTCTGCCAGCCATTGCCGCGTGGATGCCGTGTCCTCGGTCTTGAGGAACGCGTTCGCGTCTTCAATGACCTGATTGGCCTGATTCTGCTGATCGATCGCTTGCGCGCGCTGCTTGCCCAATGATGCTTGGCGTGCGTCTTCCCGCTCCAATGTGGCGACGCCGGGCAGGGTATCGGCCCGCCCCAGCGCTTCCAGCATCCGGTACGTATTGATCGTCCCCAAGCCGATCCCATCATCGTTCGAGTTGGTCACCACGAACAGGTGCAGCGAACCATGCTTGCCCTGATCACGCCCAGCACCAAACTGGGCCTTGGCCGCCTCCTTGATCTTGTCGGCCAGCGGCGGGAACCGGAAATACTGGTTCTCGATGTAGACGAAGTTCGTCGTGTTGTTCACCGCCTGCAGGTACATCGCCTCGATGTCGCGCTTGCCGTGCTGCGATTGCGTTCGCAGGATCTGCGCCATAACCGGCGTGTCGAAGTCGCGACGCAGCTTGAGCTGGCTTGCGATCGCCGCCCTCCCTGCCTCCAGCTGTTGCCCCGTCGCGTCACTCCATGCTTGGCAGAAGTTCCGGTTCAGGTATTGGAGGATGGGGCCGGTAACCCGGCTCGACATATCCTGGCGCGGGTGATGATCGTTGCGCCCCATCTGCGGATGCATGCGCGTGTAACCATGATCGTCACGGTCCCAGTACGCGTCGAGCGTGTTGTGCCCCATCACGAACCCCACGGCTCGCTCCGGCATCTCGTAGTCGACCAGCACCATCTTCTGATGATGGGACGGCTCGCCCGCCATCGCGGCGGCATTGGCATCCTTAGTGAACGTGCTGCGCCCGGTATCCTTGCCCTGCGTCCAGGTGCGCCAGGCGATCTCCGCGCGCTCACCGAGGTCAAAGTCACGCGTGGCGAATTCCACGTTGGTCAGGGCCTTGTCGCGCAGCGCGTGATTGCGGATGGCCTTGGCAATCTCCTGCATGGCGCCACCCGGCATCAACCACTTCGCCGCCGAACCCTTGGTGACGTTGTTCAAATTGGCACGCCAGTACCAGAGCTGATCGAGTTCGCGCTGCGTTGAATTGCGCGTGTCCGACCGATACGACGCCACATTGTTGCCGGGCGTCATGTTCTCGAAGAACTGGGCCAGATGTAGGCTATCGCTCCACACCAACAGCCGCACCTTGACGCCTTGCTTACCCATGGCTTCCAGCAGATCGCCGATCGGCAAGGTGCCCTGGGCGCCGCTGCCCCGCTTGAAGTACATCGACGGCTGGAAGCCCCAGCAGATGATGTCGACGCTGTGCTTGGCGGCAGCGATGGCGTCATAGACCGCGCCAAACGCCTCCTCGCCGTTCACCAGCGGGCGAAACGTCGCTTGTGCGGAGCCGTATTCGGAATGTTGCACGAACCACGGCAGCGTAATTGTGGCGGTACGGGTGCAGGACAGCGCCAGCGGTGTGACGATGGGTTTTGTTGCCATGTCCCGATTCTCAAGCGTTCGCGTTGGGGTTCAGCACGTCGTGGTAAGCCTGCCTGTGCGTGGCCGGGTCTGCCGCGCCGGTTTCGTTGCTTTCGTGGAAATGGAACCCCTGGTTCGCCAACTCGCCGTTGGCCGCACTGTGATATTCGGCGGGCACCGGGATGTCATGCGTGACGCCATTGGCGAAATGCAGGCGGTATTGCTGTGTGGCGGGGAAGTGGTCGATCGGCAGTTGCCCACTCGCGTCCAGCACGCCTTGCTTGATGACCGCGCCGTCAGCGAGCAGCGTGTAAGGCATGCCGGCCGGCAAGGACGAGGTGGAAGCCGGTGAGGCAGCCGTGCTGAGTGCAAGCGGCGTGGTGGGCATGTTCTTCGGAAACGCCGGGTGATCGGCGTTCATCTGCGCTGGCCCACCGAACGCGTGATCCGAGCCCTTGAAGTCGAGCATGCCGGGTGCGTGTACCTCAATCTTGCCGTCCGCGATGCGGATGTAGGCACCGCCCGCCGTGAGCAGAATTTCCTTCTTGGCGACCACTTGGATGCTGTCGGTCACTGAAGCGAGCCGCAC